AATTGCGTGACGAAGTAAAAGCACTAAAGCCGATTGAAAAGCAGTATCAGGAACTGAAATCCGCGGAGGACAAGCGCAAAGAGGCCGAGATGACCGAACTTGAACGCGCCCAAAAGCGGATCGCGGAGTTAGAGGGAATGACGAAAGCGCAGGCGCGCCGTGAGATGCAGCGCTCCGCCGCAGAGAAATACCATCTGCCCGCCGCCGTTGCTGAATTGATACCCGGTGACACTCAAGAAGACATCGACAAAAAAGCCGAGGAACTTTCAAAGGTTATCCCACAAAAACCAAACCCGACGCTGAACCCTACGAACCCGAATGGGAATGCAGAAGAAACAGAAGCGCAAAAGCGTGAACGCCTATTCGGTTCTTCGCATGACATTTTCAAAGGCGGCGGGATCAACTTACCTCAACAGGAGTAATAAATGGCAAACGAAACCACTTACGCCGGTATTTCCGGCCTTATCGCAAATGTTTACGAGACCGCGCTTATGGCGGCCCAGGAGGGTAATATCATCGCCCCCCATGTTACAGTGTTCAACGATAGCGAATCAGCCGCGCCGCGTATCTTCGGCTCTTACAGCGGGGGAACTTTTGCCTCTGTTGCCGAGTCCGCTGATATGTCTCAGCAGTCATTCAACGCTTCAGCAGGCGGAACCCTCACCCCGTCGGTGTACGGTTCTATGGCGCTGTTGACCATGCGGCGCATCAAGAGCGATCCGTCAAACGCAACCCGTGAAGCGGGTATCTATCTTGGAGAAACTGCCTCCGCGCACATTGACGCAAACCTGGCCGGGCTGTTTTCAAGCCTGACCGGTGGAACTGTCGGTACCGCCGGCGGTACTCTCACATGGGCGGACATTTTCAAGGCGCAGGCCTACATCCGCAGCAAACACGTTTTATCAGATCTTGTGTGCGTGATGCACCCGATGCAATGGTACTACCTGGCATCGGCTTCATCCGGCGTTCCTACCCTCATGCAGTCCGAGAAGATCAAGGACTCTGTTTTTGGACGCGCGTATCAGGCTTCATTTGGTGGTATTGACTTCTTCGTGGATGCCAATATTACCGGCGGAACCGCAGCGGTAGGAGGCATGTTCGCCCGCCCAGCTATTGCGCTTGACATCCGCCAACCGTTCACCATCAACCCGCAATGGAACGCGTCTTACTCTGGTAATGGCGCGTGGGAAGTGAACGCAAGCGTTATGTACGCTTACGGCGTCTACCGCCCGACTTTCGGTGCTCAATTGATCGGAACGTCATCGTAGCATAGGATGACGCTGCGCACGGCTAGAGTTACGTACTCGAAAAGGACACCTCCCATCCCTGCCGTGCGCAAAAGGGAGGCCATTGAAAGGGAGTCAATGACAGACCAACCAGCAGACGGAACCTTGACAACTGAAAAGAAGTTGAGAATCAACTGGCATTCGAACGCACCCTGGGCTAACACGGGATATGGCAATCAAACCAGATTGTTTGTACCGCGCATCAAGGAACTTGGCTATCCCATGAGCATTACCGCGTTCTACGGCTTACAGGGTGGAAAGTTACAACTCGGAGATGTCACGGTGTACCCGGTTGGCAAGCACCCTTACGGTCAGGACGTGTTAGGGTCTCACGCTTTACACGCCGGGGCGAATGCAATCATCACCCTCATGGATGCCTGGGTAGTACAGCCTGAAAATACTTTAGGTGTACCGTGGTTCCCCTGGTTCCCGATAGATAGCGAACCGATGCCGTCGAACGTGTACGCGATGGTCAAGCAGGCGAAGAAACCTATTGTCATGAGTAAGTACGGCAAGAAACAGGCAGAGGCAATGGGGCTTGACGTGTACTACGTGCCTCACGGCGTTGATACAAAAGTGTTCAAGCCGGTGGATAGAGCAGAGGCGCGTGACCGGTTAGGGTTCCCGCGTGACAAGTTCATCGTTGGCATGGTCGCAGCGAACAAAGGAACCACGCCGCCGCGCAAAGCCTTTCACGAACAGATAGCCGCGTTCAAAGCCTTTCACATGATGAACCCTGATACCCTGCTGTACATCCACACAGACGATGGTACACACGGCGGCGACTCGCTAGACCTCCAGAAGTATTGTGCGGTCATGGGGCTAAAGACGGGCTACGTGGACTGTAAACCTCTACCGGATGATATTGACGTTGCGTTCGTTGACCAATACCAGAACCAACTCGGAATACCAGACGCTTACATGGTGGATATTTACAACTCCTTTG